GCTTTATTAGAGGATGCAGGTGTTAGTTATTTGTACCAATCTACAGATATGGACATACGTATCGCTGCTAAAAAGTTTGGATTTGATTACAAACCAGTTTATAAAGAAAACGGAAATGAACAGGTATTTACACCGGATTTGATTTTTGTTGTTAATGGTGTATTGCATATTGTAGAGTTTAATGTATCATCAACTGTAGAGATAGGTGAAAAGCTAAAGGAAAATATATATGATAAAATGCTGCAAAACATAACCATGTTCTCTGCAAATAAGCGAAAGAATTGGAAGAAAACAAGCAATTTAGAAGCTCCAAAAAAGAAAGTCTACATGCCCTTAGTGCATGATAGCTCAATAGATCAACATATTAAGTTGTTAAAGAAAATACGAAATGAAATATTTAACAGGTCTCCTATCTATGCAGATCATAGAATAGAAGACATTAAACGAATCCGAACAGTGATAGGGACTTTATTAACCCAAGGTATAACACCGGCATATAATGAAGGTTTGAATGGGCCAGAAAAAAATGATGAGACACAACAATGGATAAACAAATTATCTAGCAGACTAAACATACCAACGGGAATAATTCCAGCTGAATTTGATGTTCCTGAAGAGTCTAAGCTGCGAGATGATATAATAGATAAATCAGCACAAAACATAAATTTCCAATTAAGCAAAGACTTCAAGAATATAAAAAACGCACATATAACATATAATATAGATAAGGGAATTATGGAATTGTCAACAGATGCAAAAGGAGAAACATATAACCTAGATGAGATAAGGGATCAAATTAGAGAAAGAGATTTTAGTACATTTATGAAAGTATTGAATAAAGGGGTGTGGTCATCACTTGATTATTCAAGTCTAGTAACAAAACTTTTAAACAAGATTACCTTAACAGATCACGGTGCAGAAACAGACTATGTTGAATACTCATGTGGTTGTGGCAAATGTAAGCCCCTTACACTTGATCATGTTTTCAGAGATGAGGATAAGTATAAAAACTTCGATATTGAAAAAGTAGAGACCTACAAGTTCAACCAGAAAGGTGTAGTTTATTCCCGATGGCTTATGAAATGTCTTAATGTTGAGGAAGATACATTAACTACCAGTTTTGAGCTCATTGAAATGAGAGAAAGGCTAAATAAGTTCATAGGCAGAAGTAGCATTTTGGATGAAAATGTTGTAAAGTTGATCAAAGAAGAATCAGATTTTGCCATAAAGAACATAAATGAGTTGCCAGTTAAAGGTAAAGGGAAAGTCTCAAAGATGAATCAAATACCGATTTTAACACAACAGAATGTCATGCCTGTAGCAGCATTCCAAAAGATTCCTGAAGAAGTAACACTCAATTTTAAGAATGATGGAAAATTTAAACAATTAAATCCAGCCTTACATGACATAATGTTCTCAGTGGGAACTAGAACATCGAATAATGCTGTGCATGATCTGACGTCGATAAAAGATTTGATGAAACAAGTATCCAAGCAGACGGGACAGGTGTACTCAGACTTGATGTCCAATCTAAGGGCTTGCACCAAAGATGCAGAATCAATCAGAAATTGTATCAAAAAGATGAAATCTTATAATGAAGTTTATTTTGGGTCTAAAAAGGGCAATAAAAATAAAATTTCAAGGAAGGAGAAAATAAAAATGAAAGACGACCCTATACATTACATGCATAATAAAAGAAAAAATGCTTTAGATGAAGACTTTTTATCAGATTTTAAAGAGGTACTTAGAAAAAAACAGGTGAAATTAAACAGGATTTTGAAGAGACAAGAAAAAGAAGATTTTATAGATTATGGTCTAGATCCTGAAGAAAGCTTACAATTCAAGATGCATAGAAGCAAGCTCACATATACTTTTAAAGTTGAAGCTCTAAAGGAATGTTTGGGAATGCAAGCCATCAGTGAAGAAGTCAAGACAAATTTTGAGTCCTTCGTAGTCCATAAAAGAGTGATAGAGATACTTGCTTGCTTCCTAAATAAAAATGGGTCAATGTTTCAAGGTCACATATATCATGATGAAAAAAATCTTAAAGTTGAATACGCAAATAGAGAGGATGACACTTATGGAAACAATTATTTTGTCGATGGAGAAAAGTTAAACCCTGTTAGTAGTGAGGAGATATTGAACAGCATGATCAATTATATGCAAACAATAGAAGATGCAAGCTCAGATGATAGATTGCCTATTGATAATGAACATTTTGATTTGCCATTCTTAGATGAGTGGAAGGGGGAAGTGCTTGAAAGGTTTCATACAGAATTCAGTAAGTACAAGGATACCAACATGATAAAATCTTTGGAAAGGAATGCTAGATTTTTCAGATTCCTCATAGACAAATCATCTTCACATTTTAAGAGCAACCAATTCATTATGGACAATTGTGGTTTAACAAATTTCTGGTGTGTCATGAGGGGCGGTCAGCCATCAATTAAAACAGGTTGA